GTACAAGTGTTGTTGGGTCTTTTACTAGATTTATTTCTGTAAAAGTATTTCCGAAAGACCCAAAATTTTTGAATCGAACTTTTTCAAATGTAATCATATAGATAAACTTTCACTGTGTAACTCACGAATTAGTTTCTTTAATCGACTAGGGTCATCAACATCATCGTAGGAATCAATCTCTTCGTTTATAAGAGTTATCGTATCTTGTGCCAGGTCGGCAACTTCAATTTGTTTGTCATCTTCGACCTCTTCGATGATTGTTATATCTGTAACTCTGGCATCATAGAGCCTATCAAGAAACCTATCAAAATGTCTAGAACTTGTTTTATTTTTTATGAATATTTTTAGGTATCCATTTTCGTATTGCGATACATCATAATCTGTTGATGTGTAATCTGTGGAATTATCGTCATAGTCTATTGAGAAAAACATTTGATGTGGATTTTCTATAAATTCAAATGTTCTTGTTTCTGTGTCAAAGACATGAAACCCTTTTCTTTCATTTAAATCAGCATATGTCATTTGATATGGTGTTCCCAAATAGTAGACATTATCTTTGTTGTGCTTTATATGAAAATGTCCAGATAAAACCATCTCAAACTTCTTTAGAATTTTTGAATCGAAACCGCCGTCAAAGTTGTATCCTCTAATTACTTGAAATCCTGACAACTCAAAATGTCCCATGGCGATAGGTGCTGTTGTGTGTTTAATAAATTCAACAACATCTTTATGGTTTTCTTTTGTAATCCAAGGAATAAAAGCAATATCTAACCCATCAAAGTTTACAGTCTTACATTCAGAATAAATCCACGGTTCGTTTTTCCCGTCAAAGGTTGTAAACAACTCCTGAACAGAATTCAAGTCATTTGTATTTTTGAAGTAAGTATCATGATTTCCTATAATTATATGAGTGTCTATATTCATATCACCCAAACGATTAACAAACGCTTCTCGTACAGATTTAAGTGTATGAAAATTCACATACTTCCTTCTATCTAGAAGGTCACCTAAATGAATTAGGGTGTCAATGTTGTTTTTTTCCAAATACGGAAAAAATACATCATCTAAAAATTTCAATTGGTAGTCTATAAAAACTTGGGAGTCTGCTCGTACTCCAAAGTGAGTATCATTTATCAGGGCTATCTTCATTATCATCTCCGCTTAATACATCATCTAATTTACCTGTCTCTTTCTTTTTTCTGCCTCTCTTTTTTGTAGTTTTTTTTGGTTTGAACTTGTCAATGTCGTTTTCTGTAAGTCCAAATGCTTCTGCATATGGGTCTTGGTAATCTTTATCATCTTTCCATTTCATATATCCAGGAACAATACCTTTAGTATCCATTATTTCAAGTGCTTTGTATTTGATATACATTTGCTTCTTTTCTTTTTGTATTCGTCTAAGAAAAGCATAATAGATTATTTGAGTAAAATAAGAGAAAGGGTTTTTAGATTTTTCTGGGTCAAAATTACTACAATACATTATACAGTTTTCAATACCATCACCAATCATTTCATCTTGATATGGATAGTTAATAAAATTGGCACGAAAAGCCAAACGTGTGGCAATTTTTAAGAAACACTCACCAATATATTCTGTGACTGGAGGTTTTGGTTCATCACAAGATTCAGCCTCAATCACTAGTTTTTTCCATCCACACATTGCTTCGAAAAATTCGTTATTGTCAATATAGTGGTTATCTGGAACCTTTTTCTTTTCTGGAACCTTTTTATCTTCTTTTACTTCTTCATTTTTGTCATCATTTAAATCTTCACTCATAATTTTAATCCTTAAAATAGTCTTCTATGTTATCTGGCCAATCTTGCCATCGGTTACCTTCACCAAAATCTGTTGGGTCTTCTTCATCTAACACATCATGAGACCCCTCATCAACTTCTTCTTCGTAGTCGATATCTATTCCCATGTTTTCTAGAATAGATTCAATAATGCCTGTAATGATTTCTTGTCCGTCTCTTTGCACTGGTTCTTCAAATGGTAGAACTTGGTCTCCATTATTATCATCATCATCGTCTACTTGAAAATTTAATTTTGATGAATCTACTTGGTCTTCTCTTTCTTTAGATGCATCATATATTTTAATCAATGATGGCGCAGGTGCAAGGATTCCTAGTATAAAATCTTTAGGTAAACTAATTTGATTTGAAAGGGTAAATTCAATCCAATTATTTAATGCAAGCAATTCTTTTCTGGGGATACCTTGTTGGTCGAACCAGGCTAATTTTTGCATCTTCATCGGTCGTTCTAGTATTAATTTGTTTCCCTGTTCTCCTACGATTCTTGCAATGATTGTGTCGCCACTTCTGAGTTTAAATACTCTGTATGCTCTTGAGTCATTCATTCGCCCGGCTCCTTAATTTTGATATTTACTGTACGGTGATTGAATTTTTCTGCGTCATAAATCTTTATTCGCTCGTTAAAGTGTTTAAGCGAAAAATTCTTCCTGCTCTTCCATTGCAAATCATCACCAATATCATAGAGTCTTGCTACTGACTTATACTCCGATTTTCTAAGTTGTCTACCTATACTTTGCAAAACCCTTATTCTAGATTTTGAGGGTGATGCAAAAATAATATTATGTAATCTTCTAATAGAAATGCCGGTACTGAATGTACCATATGATGCAACAATAATTGCATTATTTTCCATTTCTGTTATTTGACGAATATGTTCTCTAAGTTCCACTTCTGTACCACCATGAACAAAGAAAATGCTTCTATCAGTTCCTGCTTCTCTCTTAATAGCATCGTATAATTTTCTACCATGCTTTTCAACTAATTGAAAAAGTATAAGAGTATTTCCTGCAAGTTTTAGGGAAAGGTCTGTGATAAACTGATTCCTCTCGTTTGATGTAACTAACCAATTTAACTCTTCTTGGTACTTGAGTGATTTTACTTCTTGTCTCATTGAATCTGGATAATTAAGTAAAATGCAATCAATTGTAAGTTCGGATAATAAATCCTTATCCATTAGTGCTTTAGTAGAAGTTACATTATATGTAGGTCCAAACAACCCTTCAATGACCAATTTATGTGTTGCTGTGCCATCCAGAGTACCTGTTGTGCCGATTCTATAATCACAATCCTTCAATTTAGTCATTAGAGAAGTTAAAGATTTTGCTTTAAATAAATGACACTCATCTCCAAACATGGCACCGAAATTGTTAAAGTATTCTTCATTTTGTTTGTAGATGCTTTGCCATGTAGAAATAACAACTCTTGATTCTGATATTTTTTCTTGTCCAGCAAAAACAACATGACACTCATCCTCTGCATTCCAATCTTTATCTTTATCTGAATATTCTGCAAAATCAGAATACATTTGTGACACAAGAGATGTTGTAGGAACAACTATTAAAACCTTTCTATCTTCTGGAAGTCTATCTAGATAATAACGGACAAGGCTGTAAATTATTAAACTCTTACCCGAACCTGTGGGGCAAAGCAACAAACAGCGGTCTGTGTTTATACCGTGTGTGATTGCATCCATCTGATGAGGAAATGCTTCTATTTTTTCACCTGATATATGAGGCTCTAGATAAGAATTAACGAAGACATCAATATTCTCTTCTGGAACTATTCTTCTTTTTTCTTTTATATTATCTTCTATGCTATAGTTTCTCTCTTCAGCAAACTTTAGAACATAGTGATATAACCCTTTATAGATTTCATATGTGAACATGTTATATAATTTAATTTCACCGTTCCATACTTTATTTTTAAAAGCAGGCATATATTGGTGTCCTGGAACTTTAAAGGTAAAATAGTCAGAGAGTTCTCTGGCTAGTCCTCGTTCACAGTGAACCTTAATGTAAACCGAATTTATATTATCTATTTTTAGGTCAGACATGCTATAGTTATTTATGGTTTAATTATTCTCTTGTCAAACTTAATTTCTATATGCTTTACTTTTCCAGACCACCATTCAACATCAACTCCTGCTTCATCTAGCATCTTCATTGCTGTGTTTATACTTGCCTTCCATCTTTCTGGAGTTAAATCAAATAGTTTTTTGTGTCCCACAACTTTTGAAATGCCAGTTTGAATAATTGCTCTTGCACAAGCAGAACAACAAGGCCAAGTGCAGTATAGTATTAACCCTTCACAAACAATACCCTTTTTTGCGGCCTTGTAAATAACATTTCGTTCGGCGTGTTCTACATAATATTCTTTGCTTGGCCGCTCCCATCTACTAGGAGTATTCTGTAGTTTTTCGGGAATATGGTTATAAGAACCCTCAATCAAACCATACTCTGGGTGTATTAGAACAGCGCCCACTTGGGTAGAAGGGTCATTACTTTTTGTTGCATATCTATAAGCATAACTCATATACACCCTATGTAAATTATTTTTATCCATTATCCACCAACGCCGTTAATAAATTTTCGCCATTCTATAGCACCTCGAATATTCCATTGTCTTCCATTTATAGACTTGAGGACATTTTCTAGATAGTCTATTTTTTCTTTTTGATATTCAAGTTTCATATAGAGTGAATGTAAATCTGAATCTGAATCTAGATATTTGTCTAGGTCCGCTTTCATTATTTTCAAATCGAATGGTTCCCATTCAAGTTCTTCAAGTTTATCTTCGTCCAATTTTCCTGTGTAATATTCCCACTTCAATCTTCGAAGAGCCTTGTAATCAAACTCTAATTTTTTTGCTACTAATTTTTCATCGCTATATAGGTTCAAATATTTGTTATGCAGTTGTGGAATCTTTAATGATTCCAAATCAAGTTCTGTGCCGTCAATAGGCATATCTTTTGTAACCATTTCGCGTATTTTTCGTAAATCCATAAGACAGTGTTCCTACATTAGTTTAATGTAAGTATAGCATATAAATTAGAAATGTCTAGGGTTAATTAACTAATTAGTTTCTTGGATAATCAATCATACTTTCGATGCTGTAGTTGATAAACCCAAAACTCACAGTTGCAGTAATGG